TCGTGGTGACGCGAGCTCGCCCGGAGTTGAGGACGTGACGCTTGGCGGCGCCGAGGGTGTTTCCCATGGCGACGCGGAGGGCGACGTTGGGGTCGAGTCCGGCGCGTTGGAGGCCGGATGCCCGGGCGAGCGACTTGGATGCGGCGCCCGTGAGGGAGAGCTCGATGCGGTCGCTGTCCATGACGGCCGATGCGACGCCGGGGGCGCGCACGCCGGAGAGGCGGGCGACGCTCTCGATGTACTGGGCGGCGGTGCGGTCACTGATGTTTCGCCCGGCTCCGATGTAGACGAGCGCGGACTTGCGGAAGCGTATAAACGATCCGGCGACATCCCGCGGGTCGAGCGTTTGCTCCCAGAGTCGGGCGAGCGCGGCTTGGACGGTCGCGGCCTCGCGGACTTGCTGGGCCATGTGCGCTCGGGCGACCGCCTCGTAGTCGGCGGCCACCGGGCTACTCGGCCGCGGTCACCTCGGCCGCTCCGGTGCCCTCGGCGGGGGCGGGCGCGGCCGGGGTGGCGTTGGCGGCTTGGCGGTTGATTTCGGCGGTGAGCTCGGAGAGCGGGTCGGCCTTGACGGCCTCGCGCCAGCGCTGGAGCTTGGAGTCGGTCATGCCGGGCACCTCTTCCCAGAGGGCCTCTTCGGGAGCGCCGAGCATCGTGGCGAGCTTGCCGAGCGCGTCGACCTTGGCGGCCATGACCTCGCCCGACGTGTCACGCCAGCGGACCTCGGCGGCGGCGTCGGGGGCGTCGGAGCCCGCGGCAAGAGCGGCGGTACGAAATACCGATTCCCATGCCTCGCCGAACAGGAGCTTGTACTCGTCGAGTTTCCGGTTGAACCCGCTCTTGAGGGAGAGGAGGGTGTCGTTGCCGATGTTGTTGAGGTCACCCGTGAGCACGGCGGGCGCGATTTGCGCGGCGGCGGCGTAGGTGGCGACGGCAGCCTTGTACTCCTCTTGGTGCCCGTGGATGTCGGTCTGCGCGAAGTCGCCGAACCGGGCGTCGGGCGAGTCGGAGACCCAGAGGCGGTCGATGGCCGATTGGAACGGCTCGACAGGCTCGCCGGTCTCCTCGTCGATGGGGATGGACAGGCCAGTCGCCCAACGCTGGCGGAACGATGCATATTGCATCGCCATGAGGATGTTGAACACGACCTCATTGATGCGGTCTTGGTGGAGCTTGAACGGGCGGACCAGTCCGGCGCTCTCGCCGTCGAGGCGGGTGCGGAAGCGGTGGAACGGGATGTAGCCGAGGCCGGTCTCCTCGTCACGCTCGAAGCGTGCTTTGCCGCCCTCGGAGGGGCGGGAGTAGACGCGCCGGAGGTTGCCCTCGTAGACGGCGAAGAGGTTGCGGAGCTTGTCGCCCTCGCGCTTGATGCCCATGCGTTGGATCGCGAGCTCGGGGAACTCGTCGTCGTCGTCGGCATACCACGCCGCGGAGCGCAGCGGGGAGAGGGGGCGGATGAGGGGGCGAGTCTTGTCGGCGCCGGGAAGGACGAGGGTGTAGCTCGTGCCGTACTCCAGCGCGCCGCGGTGGCAAATGGTCTGCCGGGCGTCGAGGCCGTTGTCCTGCCAGTAGCGCCAGGCGTCGACGTTGTCGGATGTCTTGGGGGCGCGGAAACCGTCGAGGGCGAGGCCCTTGTTGAACTCGTCGGGGACAAGCGGCGTCCAGTTGGTGACGGCCTTTTGGGCGAGTTGCTTGAACTCGGGCTTAGCGCCGTGTGGCATGTAGGCGAGGTCATGGTCCCCGGCGAGGTAGCGCTTGGGGAGACCGAGGCGCCCGTCGCGCTTGAGGTCTGCCTCTAGCTTGTCGTCGAGCTCCTCGGCGAGCTTGGCCGTGATGGTCATACGGTCGCCTTTCGGGAGACACGGGAAAGGCCCCGGCGCCCGCGGGATCGTCGCGGGGCCAGGGCCTTTCGGGAGGGGATGTTTAGAAGCCGTAGAGGCGGCCGACTTGCTTGCGCTTGGTCTTGAGCGCGTTGGACTCCAGCACTTTCGCGCGGGCCATGCGGGCCAGCACGAGGGCGGCGAGGGCGTCGACCTTTTTGGGGGACTCGCGCGTTTCCTTGCCGAACGAGACGCCCCACCGGTTGATGCGGCGGCGGCCGTTGAGGACGTGGCGGGTGAGTACCTCGTGGGCCTCGGTGCCGACGCCGGAGCCCGCGAGGAGCTCGTGGGCGGTCCAGGGGAGCTCGCGGTCGGTGATGGCTCGGTGGAGGGCCTCGACGGCGCGGGTGGTGTCCATGAGGTGGCCGCGCATGTCCCAGCCGATGGCGTGCTTGGTGGTGGCCTTGACGAGGAGCCGCTCGGAGTAGGTGTCGCGCCAGGCGTCGACGTCGGTTTCCCAGTAGGCGACGTCGGAGTAGAACCCGACGACGTCTAGGTGGGCGAATGCGTAGTCGACGGCGCCGCGGACTTGCTCTTTCGGGACGCTCCACCCGGCGCCCGCGGGGCCCTCGGGTTTCTCCCAGATGGCGAGGAGGAACGGGGCGCCGTCGGAGACACGGACGGCGACGAGCGCTGTGGAGTCGTCGGTGAGCGACCCGTCGAACCCGAGGGTTACGGTGTCGCGCTTGGAGCGGGCGTTTGCCGGGTCGCCGAGGAGGAGCGGCTCGATGTCGGGGCGGCCACCCTCGCCCGCGCGGTTGGCGTGCCACTCGGGCGGGCTGACCCACGAGTCGGCGGCGGCGACGATTTGGTTGAGGTAGAACCGTCGCGCCTCCTCGGGGGGCGTGTCGGGGTCGTAGATTTCGGCGAGGATGCGGTCGATGTCGACCCAGGTGGCATCGCCGTAGGTCGCGACGAGGGCGGCGCGGAGCTCGATGGGGTTGCCGAGGTCGACGTCGCCGGGTGCCTCGCGGGAGTCGTAGAGGATGCCGGACTCGTCGGGGCTGAGGGCGCGGCCCTCTCGGATCGCGAGGAACGCGAGGTAGGAGCGTTCGGCGACCGACTCGGCGCCGGGGTTGTGGGCGTTGGTGGTCTCGATGACGCGGGCGGCGCCGCCTCGCGCCTTGGCGAGGTTGCGCCGGATGACGCGGGCGAGCTTGGCGCCGCCGTTGGACTCGGTCCAGTGGTGCGTTTCGTCCATGATGGCGAACGTGGGGCGCGCGCCCTCTTGGGTAGCGGCGTTGGCCGTAACGGGGACGATCTTGCCGCCGTTGGGGAGGCGGATACGCATGATGCCGACGTCGACGCCGAAGTGGGCTTGTGTGGCGGACTCGTCGACCATGGCTCGGATCGCGGCCATGGTGTTCTCGGTTTGCGTCTCGGAGACGCCCGCGATGACAACCCACGGCATGGGGTGACGCTCGCCGACGGCGGTGGTGATTCCGAACGAGTCGACCTCGAAGTGGGAGAAGCGCACCGGCCCGCATAGCTCGGCGAGTGCGAGCGCCGCGAGGAAAGGCGATTTGCCCCACCCCTTGGAACGGCGGAGGACTGAGCGACGGTAGATGAACCGGCCGTGCTCGTCGACGGCGTAGAACCAGAGGACGAAGCGGCGTTGCTCTTGGGTGAGCTCGAAGAGCTCTCCGGCGTTGTCGCCGTCGGGCTGGAGGAGGCCGAGGCCCTCGTAGTCGCCGCGTCCCTCGATGAAGTCGATGACGCCCCACCCGATGGTGGGTTGCGTCGCGGGGAAGGTCGGGACGGTGGTGATGGCTTGCATGCGGTCTCCTCGGAGGGGACCGTTTACACGTCACCTCGTGGTGTCTGGCCGCGAGCGGCGGAGCCTCCAGCGGCGGCGCGGTTCGCCCAGCGCTTACCGACGAGGGCGGCGCCAGCGGCGGAAGCGGCGGAGCGCTCGGATAGGCCGAGGGCGCGGATGGCGGACAGGGCCGCCGCGCGGGAGAGCCGGACCTCGGAGAGGAGCGGGTGAGCGACGGGCTGACCTTGGGAACCCTCGACGACGAGGCCCTCCTTGTCGGCCTGGGCTTGCATGACGTCTGCGGCGTTGAGGAGGTCGACGGCGTAGTAGAGCGCCGTGAGGTCGGAGCCCGCGAGGGTGGGCGCCGCGTCGATGATGTCTTGGAACGCCGCCGAGGCGGACTCGCCCCAGGACTCGCGCGGGGTGGCGGGCTCGTCGGGCGTCGTGAGGACCGTAACGGGGCTCATGGGCGCCTCCTCGGGCGGTCGTGGGCAGTCAGGCGGTGTGCGGAAAAACAAACGGGCGATACGTAGTCAGTCGGAGACGCTATGCCGCACCGGGGGGAGAGCGGAGGGGGGAGGGGGAGTCACCCCCCACCCCTCACGCCGGTCGGAAAGCCGGGTGCGGTTCGGGCTTACGCCGTTGCGAGGGTCGCGGCTTGCGCGCGGCGACTCCCTCTTGTGCGCTCTTGCGGTCGTGGTGCCACTTGCACAGGGCGCGGAGGTTCTCGTCGCGGTGGTCTGAGCCGGGCTCAATGTGGTCGACTTGATTGGCCGATGCTCGGCATGCGTCGCCCGAGTCCATGGCCCATTGGCACGCGTACCCGTCCCGGGCCAGGATGCGGCGACGAATGCTCAGCCAATTCCCAGGTAGCTCGTCCTTGCGGTTGCTTGACGCCCATGCCATGGGGGTACTCCTAGGGGGGTGGGGGGCATGCGAAGAGACCCCCACCCCCCTCGAATGGAGGGGAGGG